TCTGCATCGCGTGCACGCGCAAAGAACTCGCGCGCTTCGTCTACGATGCTCTCGCCGTCGTCTTTAATCATGCGCCCATCCAAGAGCCTGCGGAGGCAGGGCGAGCGGATTTGGCCTCAACGGCGCGTTTTTCTCCGCCCGGTACATAGTCAAGAGCCATTAACCCGAACGCATCTGCGCCGTGGCTAGACCAGTCATGATTTGGCCCCAACCCTATGTTCCTTTCTTCATCGCGTTTTTCGTGATAGGCGGCTAACGCATCGCGTCCGCCCTCTGTTGTGTCCTTGTTGAACCATATCGAAGGCAGCAGACGACGAACCGCATTTACACGGATCATCGCGGCGCCCTCGCCAATGTTTTGCAGCACCTTGACGGCGAAACCGCTGTCTTTCAGCGCGGATTCGTAGGTGCGTCGTTCAATTTTTTCGTGTTGTCCGCCGTCATGCGGCAGTACTTGCAAAGCTCGCTCGTAGCTTTGCTCTCTCAGCCAGTGGACGTGTTCTGCCATCGGCTGACCTTGCGCTTCGTAGTAGTTCAGCACGCGGATTTCGTGCCCTACGAACTGAACAGCCCATATCGCCGTTGCGTCCGCTTTAGCTCCGGTTCCGCCGATGTCCCAATAGCAGCGAATCTGCATGAGCGGGTCAGCAGCAACGCGACCGATGCGGCCCTGCTTCTGCGCGTCCAGCAACAAGCTGGCAAAGTAGGCGCCCTTGTAAACCTTCACGTAGGCGCCTTCCCATACGTGGTCGTATTCATCGGGGAAGTTGGCCTTGTCTAGTTGGCGCTCTGCTTCCAGTTCGGCAGGAAACCACGGGTTATCGCGCCAGTTCGCCTGCACCACAATTGCGTCTGGTATTCGATGCGCCCTGAAGAACTCGTCTACAGGGTCACGCTTGAACCGTGGATTCCAGCTAAACCACAGCTCCGAATCGCTGCGCATCGTTGGCCGCAACAGCTGCAACGATTTGGCGCTTAGGCTTTGCGCTTCTTCAACCCACGCACGCCGGTAGCCTTCCATTGACTTCACGGACTCTGCCGTGTGGTCTTTCATGCCGGTGAACGTGTACAGGCCACCGCTTCTAGTGCGGATCAGCTTGTCCAGCACCTCGAAGTAATCACCAGCGTTGTATTTCTGAATCGTGTCTTCAACCAGCCGTTTGGCTGATTCAGCGATGGACTTTTGGCTCTCACGGACGCACAGCATCCGATAGCCAGGTATCGCTATTCCCTCTTCAACAGCGAGTCCAGCGAAGAAATGAGACTTCCCGGAACCGCGACCGCCGTGCGCTGCTTTGTATCGACTTGGATGCAATAGCGGCTGGAATACCCTAGCCGTTGGGATTTGCAGCGTATGTTGCAAAACTACATAGCCTTTTCTGCGAAAAGCAGATAAAAGCCCGCCTTTTTGCTCACTTATGTAGCTTTACTATCCACAATCAGGCGCTCGACAGCCTGGAATGCCACCGGCCCACCGTTTGCGCCAGTGAGTTCGGTCTTACTGCTCTCGCGGTACTGCGGATTGCGCAATGCCGCACGTCTGGCGCACTCCTGAGCGTAGGCGCGGGCCGCTTGCACATCGACGCTGCTGCCTTTGTCCAAAGCTCTCTCAAGCGGCTCTAAGCCCCGCTCCATCCAAAGTTCAGCCGAATTAGAACGCGCGCGGGCGTGCGCGGAATCGGGCAATGCGTCGAGCTTCCGTATCAACGTCCTCGCGCTCATTCCCAATTTCTGAGCAATCGCCTCGTAGGAACGACCGCTTTCCACAAGCTCTAGCGCTTCTTCGATCCACGCTTCAGATACTTGATCGGTCATTTCTGCGGGCCTTGTGTCAATCAGTTTTGGTTATGGACAATATAAGCGATTATGTATAGACAATACTGTTTTGCACATACATAATTACTCCCATGCACTCAAGTCTGAGTGATTAAACGGGAGATACAGAAATGACCACATGCCAAAAGTGCAAAGCAAAAATTGATGAACTAGACGTTTTCCCCGGTCATATCTGCATGAAATGTCATAGCGACAAATTTGACGCGCTGGTAAGACTTACCGGACAACTGCCACGGCCAGACTTCAAAAATGTTTTCCGCAAATGACCATCCCGACGCGCCCATTAAATACAGGAGATACGACAATGACCACCTACATCGACCGCACAGTCAACGACATCGGCCTTGCTGAAATTCATGAGTTCTTGGCTGCCAACCACCGACTCGGCGGCGACCACTTCACGCCCGACATGCTGCGCGCATGGGCTGCCGACGCGGAATTCCAAATGAGCGAAGGCAACCCGCCACGCATCGAAATCCGCGCCGCCGACTGCGTTCACGGCTGGACGACCGAGTACGAAATCAGCAACGCTGGCCTTGACTCGCGCGAAGTTGAAATTGATGACTGAAGTAAAACGCCCGCCCGGACGCCCCTCCACCGGGCAGTCCATCAACCTAACTGTTCGCATCTCGCCAGAGCTGCGCGCACAGTTAGAGGCGCTAGGCAACGGCAACGTGACACAAGGGATTCGCAACGCAGTAGCTATCGCACACGCGAGACGGCAGCAAAAATCGTAGCCGTACCACTCGTCCTACCGCTCGATATAGGGCTTGCGCCACACGGATGAACCCGGCATTTCGTCGAACGTCAGGAGTTGAATGCAATCGCCACATGCCACAGATTGCACTCAACAGGGCCGTCTGCCAGCGATCACAAAAAGGAGGAGGATTCGCTTGCGCTAGAGACACTGGCCCGGCGAAATTGTCCAATTTTCATAGCGGATTCGCCACATTTTCATCAATCCGTGTTTGCTGTTTCGCCACAATTGGTGCGCGCTGGTATCGAGGCCATGATCGAGCTCCCTTTACCTCTACGGCAAACCCAGTCTCCACGAGCATCGCTGTAATCCGTTCAACCTGGGTATCGCTCACGCCCGCAAAATCCATCAGCGTTACCCGACGAAACGCTTTATGCGGGTACTGCGAAAGCAGGTCAATGATGTCTTTGGCCCCTTTCACAGTCGCACCACTCCCGAGAAAAACCGCTGCTGCGCTTCCTTCTGGCTGCTGTTCCGATCCCCGAAATACCACCCGATAACGTGACGGCGATCAGGTTGCGACATGCTGTTGTACACGGCGTCTACACGATGGTACGCCGCTCGGATGTCATCAGGCGACGCTTTGGGCTCGGGGTCATCCCATATCTGCGGACTGCGATATTGAGACTCCAGCCCGGCTGATTTGATGCCACACGGAGACGGATCGCCGTAGTCGGGCTCATCTGGGGCTCCGCGCAGCGTGTAATGACGCCACAGGCCAATGTCAATGTGCGCTTGCTGTTCAGTCATTTCGTCCTCGTCTTGATTATCGCCGCCACCAGCACAACGAATACCGCCGTGGCAGCAAGCCACACAACACCACCGACCGGCACCGGCTTGGCGGTCAGCAGACACGGGCACGGCTGCTGCGGAATTTCGTTGGCCGCGCAGTACGTCACGACGGCTGGGCAGATCGGTGATGATTTCATTTCGCTTCCTTCCATGACGCACAACCAGGCACCCAGGCCGGGTGCGTTTCTTCGTAGTGGTAGACCCCGTTGTGTTCAACGCTACGCGCCTCACACCGAATCCACGTCCTGTTCAACGGCGTTGACTCCGCGCAGTTCCCGCATGTCTGCTCCGTACTCGGCGCGTGCTGCGTCGCGCAGCTCTGGCAGCCTTTGCAATTCCCGCTCACGCAGCGCCCCCGGCAGTCTGGCAATCCAGCGAGCCCGGCATCGCTGACAGCCGTCCATGTAGACGTGACTCCGTCGATTCGCGCAGCACTGGCATAAATCGGGTTCGCATTTCATCGGCTAGCGCCTGTTCCTCGATTCCGTACAGATCGCCGTAGTTGCGGCGGTTCGCGTGCAGTTCGGTGTGGTGATGCGGGCACAGCGGGATCACGTTCATCTCATGCAGATCGCGGCGCCCGCCGTGCTTGCGGACATGGTGAATGCTGGCCGGAGTTCCTGGCATTCCAATTCGCGCGCAGATCGCGCAGCCGTAGTCACGCAGACGGGCTTGGTATTGGTGTTCGTCCTTGGTCATTGAGCCGCCACCATCTGAAAATGCAGCACCGTGTTTTCGTCCCATTTGCCGCGCTCGATGCACAGATCAAGGAAGTCACCTAGCAGGTAGTCGCGGATTTGCTTCGCCATCTCGACAAATTCGTTCTCGTCCAGCGACGAGTACGCCCACGAACGCGGAATGCGTGACACTTCGCCGGTTGACGGGTTGACGATGACGTGAACAAACTCGGTC